AAAGAGAACAATTAGAACATTACAGAGCCCAATTGAGAGCTGAAAAGAAGAGAGTAGTTGCTGGATCCCTTAGACTTGACGAACTTGACTAAATTTTCACTGAAAACGAAGAACTTACTGCTGAATAAATCCAAACTTTTGTTGATGAAGAAATTCTCCCCGTTAAGACCAGACAAGCTGCTGCCGACGCTATTGCTGCTTTGGAAGCTGAACCTTCAAGCCAGAGTGACGAAGAAGAAGAAGAAGAAAACGTTTAGGCCGAAACCAAATTGGACCTTGTTAGACACGACTTAAGAGACTTGATCAGAAAATATGCTGCTTCTGATGCTCTTCTTACTCAGCAAATCATTAAATTGTTGCAAGTCGCCGATGCCTTGAACGAATCCGACATTGCTGAAACTGACGATTTATTGAGTGAAATTTTGGATGAAGTTTACGAAGATCAAGAAGTTATTCTTGGATCTACTCAAGTATCAGATTAAGCCTCTGAATTACAAAGATCTATTAGAGGTGGAAACTTCAAGCAAGCTGCCACTTAAGTTCAAGAACTTGCCTAATTTGTTAGAGATACTGCTTATGAAGGACCCTCTGAAGCCAGACTTGATGATTCTCTTTCCCACTAAGATGAACTCGACAGAAGAACCAGAGCCGAAGTTGCTGTTCTTTCTGGACTCACTAAGGCCGGAGCCGACCTTGCTACCTCTGAAGATAGATAATAAGCTGAAGACTTCATTGAACAAATTGCCGGATACACTCAACAACTCGTTAAGATCCAAAAATTCAGAAATGCTTAAGTTGCTGTTGCTGAAGCTGGAGATGATGAACAAGATCTTCTTGCTGCCCTTGATGGACTTAGCCTTTCTTTGAAGACTGAAGCTGAAAACCTTAATACTGACAGATCCCAAATGGCCAACAGCCAAGAAACCGTTTAATCCTTGTTGGATGACGTTAGCTCTGAAGAATGGGAAGATAATTTGGTTAAAGCTAACACTATTGTTGAAGAAGAAAACTTGAATGCCAAAGCTAGATGGGCTGTTAAAACTGCTGCTCAATACTTTGAACTTGATACTGAATTTGAAGTAGTTTCTTAACTTGAAAAAGCTTTGGATTATGTCCAATAAGACCTTGATTCACTTGACAGATCTATTGAAGCTGTTGAAAGACAATAAGAATTACTCGAAGAAGCTGAAGAAGCTGCCAATGATGGAGATAGTGAAGGAGTTGCTGAAGCTCTTGAAAAATTGATCCACTCAATCCAAACCAGACAATCCGTCG